GATACATTAAACAGCCCTCCCTTTTATATCTTTTCCTGGATATTTTAATTCAAATACCGATGGGTCTAATGATGGATACACCATTTTACCTCGTGTTGCTGATGAAATATTATATTTGTTTTTAGAGTACATTCCACCACACTTATTTAGAATTTCACATTTAGGTATAGACATTACACCCTCTACACCACCAATGATTAATTCTAATTCAGAAACGTTTATTGGCATGTTAAAAGACCAGTTATCTATATTGAAATAATTTTCAATTTCAGTATTACATTGTAATAGAACTTCATTTTTATTATATGAATTGTAAACCATTATTTCAAACTCAACACCAATGTTAATGATAAATCCATTTAATAAATTAATACCATCGGTTAACATTCGATATTCTGATAAATAAGTTTTTACATTTTCTTTTACTGCTTGATTAAGAGTAGTTAATTTCTTTTCAGAATCATACGCTAACATATATAAATTAATAGCGAATGGATTATTCTTTTCACTTAATCCTTTCTTACCAATAAGAAATTTTTGTAATTCTGATTTTATTTCGGTTTCTGATAAATTCCTACTTCCCAAATCAGATACTATTCCTGCAAACTCATTTAATACATCAGGTGTATTTAATATAGATGATGGAGAATTATTATCTAACTCACCATCGGGTGCTACATATGCTTTTGCAATACCACCATATTTTGCTGGCATTGCCAATGCTCTTACTTGATAATCTTTTCGAGTTACTGCTCTGTTTTGTGAACTAAAGTTTGCTAATGCATTTTCTCTAATCTCATCAATAGTTTCACTACCTCTACCACCACTAGCTGGTTCTTCGTTATCAACCGCGATAGAGTTTTTACAAAATCTATATAAAGCTAACTCATCTTGGTCAAATAATGCTAAATCTTCTTCAAATGTAATTCCATCTATTCGTGTTAATGTATTTGTTTTAACATTGGATGAAACTCCACCACCAGTCAAATACGTTATAGTAAGTGTAGTGTTAGCAGGTGCCTTTCCGTATGAAGTGGTTTTTAAAAAGTTAGCTGGGTCATATGATGCTCCCATTTTATCAATGGAATTGTTTAATCCTAATCCAACATTTTTTATGTTAGGAATTAATGTTTCATCTGCTGAAGTTGAGTTACCTGCCCCAAATACTAATGAAGTTGTATTATCTGCATTTACTTGTTTTACAAATCTTCGTGAAGTTTTGGTAACTTTAAGTATATTGGGTACTGAATCTTTAAATTGAGATAATTCCTTATCAGTTTGTTCAGAGTTAGCATAATCAGTATATACCATTTCTTGTGCAAGATATGGAACTTCATACCACTTGTTTCCATTTGAATCTCTTACATCTTGAATCTCAATTATATTAGTATCTGCAAAATCAATTTTTGTAAATTGTTTTGGAGTAGTAAAAGTTTGAGTTATAGTATTTGTATCAGCTGATATTGCTGGTACGTATTTTTTTATTAAATAGAATGTTGGTTCTTGTAAATCATTTCGTTCATATACTGTAATCTCTCTTTCATTAGGATTATTAAAATCCACCAATTCAGTAGTTATGAAATTGATACCACCATTAGAAGTAACAGACATACCTTGTTTGATTCGAGTAAGGTAACCCTCATCCATTTCAAATCTATTATCACCATCATACAAGTTTCCACTTGCTTTTCTTTTACTTGGTACTAATTGATATACCGAAAGTTTAACATAAGATGGTGAAGTTGGTTTTGGTTTATATCCAAGATAGTTTGCTAGAGCAACTACATTTTCTCTATCTTCTGCCGATTGTAACATTGATTCTTTTAAAGTATCATCAATGTAGAAACCAAGAACATCTCCCAAATACGATGCCATTTCTATGAACATCATTCCTGGTGAGGATTCATTAAAATCAGAATAAGTTTGTGGGAAATACGTTTTTGAGTATTCAATTAAATTAGCCTTGAATTGGCCAAAGTCTTTGTTAAGATATATTATATCTCTATCCTTGTTTCGTTTTGTAGTATTAAGTGCCATATTTCTATCCTTGTACTGATATTGATACACTATCAGTTTCTATTTGATTTGCAACTCTAAATGTTACATGTAAGTTAGCCCTATTCTGGTCCTTCATTAAATCTGTCATTTCTACCTCAATTTCTTCAATATCAATATAAGGTAACCAGAAGTTTACACTCTCACTTATAGTATCAATTAATCTATCCTCAAATTGACTATCCATTGGTTCAAATAATAACGAATGTAATCCAGTTCCAAATTCAGGTTGCATTACTCGTTCACCACGTTTAGTTAATAGTAAGTTTCGTAAATTAGCTTTAGCAGCTTCGAATGAGGTAAATGTTTGACTGAATGGAGTTTCTCCACTTCCTACGATTCCATAGGCGTAGTTATCGAAATCCGATTCACTATCTTTAACAATTTTTTTACCTAATAAATAAGCCACTTATATTCTCCTATCTCTTAAACTTTTTAACAAGTTCAGAATTATCTCTATTCAATACTCTATCTAATGCTGCTAACCCAGTTGATACACCTAATCCTTTTTTAGGTCCACCTTGTGAACTTACATCACCATATCCCATTTTATGAGCCATCTGAGCTCTTAGAGCATCAGTTCCACCTGCACCCAATGATGAACCCATATTAATTGTCTGGTCAATATCTGGTTCAGCATCCATGTAAGATGGTATGTGCGTATTTTCTTGAATCTGTTGTTGTGGTAATCTATCTAATACAGATGCTCCACCACTACCAACTTGTCCACCACTTCTTTGTGCTGAACTAAATGGTTGTGTTTGATTCAGTATATCATTAAGAACTGGGTTCTTAGTGAATTTTCTTTGTTCTTGAACTTGTGTTCTTTCTTGTTGTAGAACTTGATTAGCTGCTTCGAACGGGTCTACCTCCTCAACAACTTTTGCCGAGGAAGCAGAAACACCTCCCTTCACCTCTGTTAGAGCCTTTTTGACTCTACGATTTACTTCTTCCTCTAATATTTTAGGGAAGGTTTTAGAAAGAAATTGTTCTTGTTTCTTAGCTACTTCAGCTTCTACGATTACTTTAATTAGTTTTGCTAATTTTTTTGAATCCATTTTAATTATTTTGTTATTATACTAATATAAATATATTCTCGTTGAGTTTATAGGTTTTAACAATCATCACAACATTTATTTCTATCTGCTTCGAGTTGTAATCGTATTTTATCAATACTTGATTGAGCTTCAGGGGTGTTTGGTATGTTTCGTGTAAGTTTACCGAGATTTAATTGAGCTGAATCATAAAATTTTAATAATCCTAATTTAGATTTCTCAGTTTCTGCATCTAATATTGCTTGCATCTTATCACTTAAACTACCATCTGAATTTAATTTGTCTTTTAATTCATCATCAATTTTTTTCTTATCACTTGATGTTGAATTCGCTGGTGAATCTATTGAAGCATTATTATTATCACCTTTATTCACATTACCATTATTATCACCAACAAAATCACCCCTAAGTGAATTACCACTCATACCACCATCTTTATCACCCTTTTTATTATCAGGTGTACCTAATCCGAAAAATGGTATATTAGGAATGTTATAACCTTGCCAATTAACAACACCCGGTGCAGGTGTTGGTACTAATCCAGGATACATTGATGTAGTAAAATACATTCCTTTAATTGTGAATAAATGAATTTGCATAAATAATACAAGAGCATTTATAAAAACCAAACAGCTATCCGTGGGTACTTCGAATGGTGCTTTTGGGAACTTACCTGGGTCAAGTACCATTGATTGATTTATAATTATATTTTGAATGGAACCTGGGGCAGGTATTGGTGTAATTGGAAATGGTTGTAATGTAGCACCAGTCCAATAACCCACTACTGCTTTACCTATATCATTTATAAAAGAATGTTGACCTGGTATTTGTTTTGTAATGGCTATTGAAGTTGATACTCCCATTAGTGTATTCATCAGAGGTAGATTGGGTAGTAGAATAGAATTCTTACCAATCAACTCACCACCTCGTCTCATACAGGCATCATACTCCATTGCTAACTTAGCACCGAACTGAATTGGAGTTTTAACTGCCAATGGGTT